AATGCCAAACTTTATGTGTTTAATTTTATGAATAGATTGAAATGGCCCAAGAGTTTGGAATATTACGGTGCATTAAAAAATACCACAGTAGCAGAAAAAACTGTTGAGCAATATATGTTGGACAATGGCATTGATCCTCAAAAATATTTGCTGCATGACAAAGAACATTACAATACAGAATATCACAAAACGATTGTGGAAAGATACATACCATGGCTAAAAAATCAAAAAAAATCCTAATCATTGGTGATAGTTTTGCTTGTGAGTGGCCCAATGGCCTTGCTGGATGGCCCGCTCAGTTGGCTCAACAACATGATGTGACCAATTTGGCTCAGGCAGGTGTGGGCGAATATAAAATATTAAGACAACTGTTAAACTTTACCAAAGAAAATCCTTGGTGGCAGCATGACTATGATTGTGTGATTGTGTGTCATACCAGTCCCAGCAGAGTACACACTCCTGTTCATCCCATACACAAACAAGGACTGCACAAAGATTGTGATCTCATATGGAATGACATTGAATCTCGCAACAGTTGGTTCAATAAAAGTTTAGACACTGCTAAAAATTGGTTCAAGTATCACTATGATGATCAATACCAAAAAGACATCTACAGATTGATACGCAGAGATATCAACAGAAAACTGGAGCAAATCACCAGTTTACACATAGATAATTTTGGTATCAGTAACCATTTTGTTGAGGAACAGAATCTGTTGGACTTCAGTATGATCTGGCCTAACTACAGAGGAGAAATTAATCATTACAATGATGAAGGAAACCAAATTGTTTTGGCACAAATCATTGACAAACTGGAACAAATCTGTTAAAATAGTACAATATAAGGAGTATAATGAAAGTATCAGAAAAGATTAAACAAAGACTGATTGAGGCTGGTGTGAATTATCATGCTGATGATAATATTTCAGCCTATGTTGAAAAAGATGAACTGGTTCTATTGGAAAAAGAATTAACAGAATCATTCAAATCTGTTTTAAACAGTCTTGTGATTGATACTGAAAATGATCCTAATAGTAAAAACACAGCACACAGACTGGCCAAGATGTATTTGAAAGAATTAATGAGTGGAAGATATGAATCCAGACCCGATGCCACAGCATTTCCCAATGTGGGAGAAAATGCCTACACAGGCATGTTGGTGGTGCGTAGTGAATTGAAATCAGTGTGCAGTCATCATCATCAACCAGTGAGCGGAGTGGCATACATTGGAATCATACCCAATGGCAAAGTGATAGGATTGAGCAAATACACAAGAATAGCACAATGGTGTGCTAGAAGAGGCACACTGCAAGAAGCACTGTGCAATGACATTGCCAATGAGATTGAAATGGCCACTGGAGCCAAAGATCTAGGAGTGTACATACAAGCCACACATGGCTGTTGTGAAAACAGAGGCATAATGGCACACAGTTCATTGACTCAGACCACTGTGTTAAAAGGTGCTTTCAAAGATGATGCTGGCACTAAAAAAGAATTTATGGATAATATTAACCTGCAACAACAATTTGCACCAAGATAGGAGACACAGATGACCAATAAAGAAGGACCATTTTACGCAGCATTCGGAGGTGATACCACAGGTATTATCAAACAAGAATTAATCACTTACAAAGTTAAAGATGGTGTGCTGTACAAAGAAACAGTGAAGAGAGATTATCACAGCCAAGGAGATTACATTGATTCATGTGAGTCAATTCCTTTGAAAGAAAACAAACATGAACATACAGCCTAAAGACACCAGTAAAGGTCATTTCTATGTGTCACTAATCAAGAGTGCATTTAGAATCATTGCAGGCATTAGTTTAATATTTGGTAACTTTATTACTGCTGGATTTTTATTCATACTGGCAGAATTATTAGGAGTGGTAGAGGAATTAGTATAATGAGCAAAATTAAAATAGCAGAATTATTTTACAGCATACAAGGAGAAGGCAGGTACATGGGTGTGCCTTCAGTGTTCTTGAGAACATTTGGCTGCAACTTTACTTGTGCTGGCTTTGGTTTGCCTCGAGGCATGCGTAGTGATGAGAATGACAAAGTATTTGAACAGCACAAACAATTTCCTTTTAAAAGCTATGAAGAATTGCCATTGGTGAACACAGGCTGTGATTCGTATGCATCTTGGGATCCTCGATTCAAAGATTTATCTCCCATGCTGACATCAGATGCTATTGTGGAAAGAACAATGGAAATATTGCCACACAAACAATGGGTGGATGAACATTTTATATTCACAGGCGGTGAACCATTGCTGGGTTGGCAACGTGCTTATCCAGATGTATTGGAACATGCAAAGATGCAGGCTTTAAAAGAGATCACTTTTGAAACCAATGGCACACAAAAACTACACAAAGATTTTAAAGATTATTTGACTCAATGGAATCAGAAGAATGGTAGAACTAAAGAATCCATATCATTCTCTGTGAGTGCAAAATTAAGTGTGAGCGGAGAAAAACGTGAAGAAGCCATACTGCCTGAAGTGGTGGCAGAATATGGAGATGTGGGACATGTGTATTTGAAATTTGTGGTGGCCACCAAGGAAGATGCTGATGAGGCATTCCAAGCAGTGGCTGATTATCGTAAAGCAGGATTCTCAGGATCAGTTTATCTGATGCCTGTGGGTGGAGTAGAAAGTGTCTATCATATGAACAATAAAACAGTGGCAGAACTGGCAATGAAGATGGGATATAGATACAGTGATAGATTACAGGTGCCATTGTTTAAAAACGCATGGGGTACATAATGGAGCAAAAAGATATGGGAATATTTGATAAAGTTAAAAAAATATTTAAAAAAGAAGACACAACAGAAAACAAAAGCGAAGCACATCAAGCATTGTTGCGTGAAAAAGAAACAGCAACCAAAGCAGGTAAACCTTGGGTGGCAGTATTAGAAACTCACGTGAACAAAGAAAATATTAGAAATGGATTCTTTGAATTAGATTGGAACAATGAATTTATAGAACAATTACTAGATGCTGGTTACAAAGGTGAAACCAATGAAGAAATAGTGGAAGGTTGGTTTAGAGAAGTAACTAGAAACGTGTTACAAGAGCAAGGTCAAGATGCCACACGTGGTGCTGGTTACATCAATGTTAATAAATTAGGAAAAGACAGATCAGAAATTAGTTAATGACTTACTTACTTGTAGATTTAGCCAATGTATTTTTTAGATCACGTCATGTGACTGACGGAAGTTTAAATGATAAAATAGGCATGGCTCTACATATTACTCTTAATGGTGTAAGAAAAGTATGGAAAGATTTCAAAGGAGATCATGTGGTATTTTGTTTGGAAGGACGCAGTTGGCGCAAAGATTTTTATCTTCCATACAAACGCAATAGATCCGATGCTCGTGCAGCACTCACAACCAAAGAAAAAGAAGAAGAAACAATATTTTGGGAAACTTTTGATAATTTTAAAGAATTTATACAAACTAAAACCAATTGCACAGTATTACAAAATCCAAGATTAGAAGCAGATGATTTAATCTCTGCTTGGATACAGGCTCATCCCAGAGATCAACATGTGATTATTAGCACAGACAGTGATTTTGCACAATTGATTGCTCCTAATGTGAAACAATACAATGGTATTTCAGAAGTGACCATCACTGATAAAGGGTATTTTGATCAAAAAGGTAATTCTGTAAAAGATAAAAAAACAGGTGAAAACAAAACAGCACCTGAACCAGAATGGCAATTATTTGAAAAATGTGTGCGTGGAGACAGCACAGACAATATATTTTCTGCTTTTCCAGGAGTAAGAACCAAAGGAACCAAGACCAAAGTAGGATTGCGTGAAGCATATGAAGATAGAAAAAATAAAGGATTCAACTGGAACAACATGATGTTGCAACGTTGGATGGATCACGAAGGAGTAGAGCACAGAGTATTGGATGATTACAATAGGAATGTTATATTGTGTAATTTACGAGCTCAACCAGATGAAATAAAACAAATTATGGCTCAAACTGTGGCAGAAGCGGCTCAACCCAAAGCAGTGGAACAAGTGGGAATCAAATTGATTAGATTTTGTGCCAAATGGGACATGCAAAGAATTGTGGATCAAGCACAGAGTTATGCTGAGCCATTGAATGCAAAATATAAAATAACAGAAGAGGTCACAGCATGACAGTGGTTGCTAAACCCATATTGGATGGTAAGTTTTGGATATTAGAATCCGAAGGAATAAAATTAGGCACATTATGTAGACAAGATGATCGTAGATACATGTTCAGTTGTGCCACAGGAACTCGTATGTTTGACAATGAACAACAATTGAAACAAGAATTTAAAGGCGATTGGTTATGGGGTAGTTCTGCAGTTACTATACAACAAGAACCCGAAACAGATTCTAAATCAGTTTATGGATATCCTACGAAATTTGAACCTTGTAATCCTGTGTTTGATGTGCAAAAGAAATTGCCACTGTTCACTAAAAGTAAAAAATCTAAATCATTGTATTGTGCTGGATACTATATTATTAAATTTGAAAAAGGATGGGTTAAAAGTTTCTGTCCTAAATTACTCACAATAGATAGATATCCTAACAAAGGACCATTTAAAACATTATTAGAAATGAAACAAGAACTTAGTAGTGCCAACAAACAAGAAGGACACATAACAAATGAGTAATGCACCTATTAACACAGCACCCATACAGCAATTGATACAACAGATCAAAGTGGCTGATCAAAGCAATCAAAAAGAAGTAAAAATTGATATTGCCACTGCTAAAAATGTGGCCTACACATTGGGCATTGTGATGAGCAGATTGGCTGGTGATTATGAACAACTGTTGTCTAAAAAAAACAAAGAAGAAGTGATTCAAATACAAATGGATGGGGGCAAATTGTGAGCATAACCGATAAAGAAATAGAACAAATAGCCAGTACCAATCTACCCAACAATCATTTTAATCCTTATATGACTGCTCCTGAATACTTCCAAGAAGAGGGTGAAAACATGTGGATTAGATTCAAATTAAAAGCGTTTTACCCACTGCTTTGCATCAGTTTGATCAGCACACTTACTCTGCTATTGATTGCTGTTTTTCACCTATTTTAAGGCAGGTCTAATGGGCTCAAACAGAGCTTAACCAAAAAATAATTTTACCAAAAGGCATAAATATACATGCTTAATCATTTTTACAAGGAACACATGAGCAGACCCAAACCAGTCATCCTTTTGGAAAATATCAACAAAAAGGATTATAAATCGGAACAAGTTTTGGATGCAGAAGCCATATGGGCAGTATTTTACAAGAATAAACCGTTCAATTTGAAGTCATCTAATGTGACTACCAATTATCCAGGACCTAAATATAAGAAAGTTTCTTTCTCTAATCCAGGCCATGCTTTTAACCTTGCTAAAAAACTCAACACACTGTTCAACGTTCAAGACTTTTCAGTGGTGAAATTAACTCAGGGCGAAACCGTCACTGAAAAATAATGGACTGGAAAACTACCTATACTAAAATATTCCTTCAACAGGCAAACATTTCCGTGAACGATAATACCATGAAAGAATATCTACCCACCTGGT